TCCGACCGCCGATCAGCACCGGGAAATAGACCCCCGGCGCGTTCGGCACGCACGCAAGGCTGTGCATGGCGTTGAACAGATAGTGCTGTGGCACGTCATCATCCTGGTCGCCCCAGCCGCGAAAATCGCCCGAGGTTTTGGCCTCGACGATCCAGCCGTCCGATGCGATGCCGTCAACCGTGCAGCGGCGCCAGTCGCAGATCGGATCAACGAACTGCTTCTGTCGTGCGGCGACGTTCATCTGCGATTCGCGCTCGAAAAGCCGGATCGTCACCGGGTCAAGCGCTTGGCCTACCATCATCGGAATCGTCTCCTCGATGGGCGATCCTTCGCCGATCTTGTCCAAGTAGAGCTCAACTTGACTGAAAAAAGGCGACATACCGAGCGCCGCGCCACTTTCGGACGCGCCTAAGAATTTTCGGCGCTCGATCAATTGCTCTGGGGTAAACGTCATGGGGTATCCTTTCGGTTGAGTTTTGTCACCCTTCGATGTTATCTTTCAATTCGACGCTTGGCAATCACTGACAAGCAGCGGAAAACTGTAACCGACAAGGGAGAAAGACAAGATGGTGGATTCTGTGACCAAAGTGACGGAGAGCATCGGCACGACGCTGCTCAAGGCGCTCTTGACGGAACTGAAGATGCTTTCGCCTCGATTCACGCACCAGACCGAGGAATTGCAGCGGGAGATCATTGAGCGGCTGCGCTTGCAGGTGGCCGATCAGCTCCGCGAGGCCGTGGTGCAGATTGCGGCCAAGTCGTACAAAAGCATCCCCGGCACGATCATCAAGTGCCCGTTCACGGACGGTGTGCAGGTGCAGATCAACATGAACCGAACGAACAAGGTCGTGCACGACGTCGCGGACTCGGTCGGCGGCGAGTGCATGATCGTGCTGTGTGACATGGATGAGTTTGTCGGCGGTATGGAGACCGCGGTCAAACCTTCAAGCCAGCAGCGCGACTGGACAAACGCAGAAGATGACGATGACTGATAAAACGCCGACGGCATTTCAAATGAAAGTCATCCGTGAGGATGTCGGGTGAGCGGGCGCGAGTATCCCCGATGGAGCTGGTCCACGCGCTTGAAGCCAAACACGACGAAAATGTGCGCCATTCATGATTGCGACCAGCCAGCCGAGTGGTCGGTGTGCTTGGAGGTCTCGTGGTTTCGCGGCGAGGACGTCACGGCGAACTTCTGCAAAGCGCACCGCGACCGAGGCATGCGGGATCCGGCCGGCATGTTGGTAAGCACCCACGAAGGGGCGTGGAAATGACTCGCACGCCGACGGCATTTGAGGGCGAGGTGATGTTGGCGGGGTGGCAAGAATCTCACAATGGCGGGGCAAAAGTGATTTTTTGGTTGCCCGAACCGGCGGCGCTTGAGCCATTTCGTTTGGCGACGGTAAGAAAAGGCAAGACCGCGGGCCAACGCTACATGATGGTGCTGGTTGAGCTCGGCGACGACGAAAAACCGCTGCAGCACCCCTCGAATGCCGCGCACCTGAAAATTACCAGCGACAAGTTCTTGGACTACGCAATCTCTAAGGGCCGCGCCGGCGCACGGATCGCTTGGGACACGAAAAAGGCCCGCGAGTGGGCGAAGTGGGTCATCGGGGTCGATTCGCTCTCCGAACTCGATTCGGATCCGGCGGCGCTTGAGCGTTATCACCAGAAGATTCGCATTCCTTTTGACCGTTGGTTGCATCAACAAAGTGGAGATTTAGATGGGCACGATGGCATATACGACAGCTCTTGCGTGGATGAGGCTGAACCGGATTGAACTGAAGCAAGCCGCCGAACGCGGGCATCCGACCGCGCACAAGGCGATGCAGGCCTACATGCACGCTCGAGAAGTTTGGAGTCCCATTCACACACCGGAATTCGAGCGGCGCGCGCGGTCCTTTTGCGATGCCCTGAACGATTTCGTCGTCGAGGAACTGAGCCGCACCGGGCGGGCGGACTTGCGCGGTCGATACGGCTATAAGGAAAGCGACGAGATTCCGTTGGAGACTCAGCGCGATGGCTAAGCGATTCACCGAAGCCGATCTGAGCAAGTTCCAAGCCAACAGCGCCCGCCACAACCCGAAACCGGCGCCCGCCGCCACCCGCTTGATGCCGGCAAAACCGCGCAAGTACAAAAACAAGCCGCAGATCGTGGACGGCTTTCGCTTCGACAGCCAATTGGAGGCAAAGCGCTACGAGGAATTGAAGCTGCTGAAAAAGGCCGATCGCATTCAGTATTTTTTGCGCCGGGTGCGCTTCGATTTGCCGGGTGGCGTGCAGTACGAGTGCGATTTCTATGTGATCTGGGGCAGTCCGATCCGCGGCATCGAGCGCATCACGGTCGAGGATTGCAAGGGCGTGCAAACGCCAGAATTCATCATCAAAAAGAAGCAGCTTAAGGCGCTTTACGGGATAGACGTTGTGCTCGTGACGGCGGCTGGTAGATGAACTTCGCATCCGCTTGGGATTCCGGCGGCCAGTGGTGGACGCTTGAAAGCCCCGCGAGACACGCCGAGGCGTGCTCGGAACTTTTGATGTACGCGCGCCGGATCGCGTTTCGGGTGATTTCGTTGATTTTGTTGTTGCCCTTCAGGCGGTAGATGGCTTTCAGCGCCTGCTGAGCCTCGTCCCACGACTTACGATAGCGAACACCCGCGGGCGTGTGCTGTAATTCGTTCAGAAAAAACACCATGTCTTTGTCTTTGAGGATCCTCGACATTGCCACACCTCGTGCTAGATCAGCTCATTTCCCACGAACTGGAATTGACTATATCAGCGTCAGAAATCGCTGACAGACTTTCCGAGTGGAATGGCGTGCTGACCGCGCCGACCCGGGCCGACTATGTCAAAGGCATCGCGAAATTTTGCGGACTCGAACTGATCGACTACGCGAATGCCGCCGTCCATCGCGACATGAAGGGCAATTTCACCGCCAAAATACGCAGCCAAAGCTGGGTGGCACGGCAAACCGCATGACCGCTCGCAAGCGTCAGCATCCGATTCCGGCGAAGCGTAAGACGGCCCCGACGCTGCCGAAAAGCGAGCGCGACACGAAATTTTGCGAGCGCTGGCTTGTTCATCGCGATCACATCAAGGCGTTCAAAGAAGCCGGTTATTCGGGCAAACACAATGACGTGTCCCGCCAAGCGCTCGACAAGCTCACCAAGTTTCGCGCCTACCTTGAGCGCCAAGTGCCGAAAGTCGAGGCGGTCGTCGCCAAACGAATCGGCTACGAACGGGCCGATATCTTGGAGGGCATTGCCCGAATTGCCAACGCCAACGCGCTCGATTACATCCAAGAATACGAGGTGATCGATGCGAAAACGGGCGCCGTGACCACCGCGTACCGCATGAAACCGATTCAGGAACTCACCCGCGATCAGGCGGCGGCGCTCGATACGGTGTCCTATCACGCCGAGAGCGGCACCATGACGTACTCCCTGCCCGCCGCAAAAACCCGCCTCTCGGCGTTCACTACCTTGGGAGAGCAGGCCGCGGGCTTCAGCAAAAAAGACGAAGTCCACAATCACCTGCATCTCGATAACGTGCCGCTTGAGAAGCTCCGGCACATCAAGGGACTGTTGATCGAGATGGTCGGCCCGAACGCCGCACGGCAAGTATTCGGCATGCACGATGAGCCGGAAATAAGCGAATAGTTGTAAAATTTCACAAGGAATTGCAGAATGTTGTCAGTCGCTGCCACATCGGAGACGGCCGTGCGTGCCGCATTGATCGTTCGAGACGAACACGGAAACCTGCTTGAGCCGCAGCCGACGGCGCCCATTCCGGTCGATACGGATTCGGTGCTGCGCGAGGTGAAACGCTTGCGGCAGCAATTCGGTCGGCGCATTTCGATCGACAGCAGCATGATCGTGCAAGCGCGGCGATTCATGGGTAGTGTCTCAGTTTGAATTTGACATGCTTGAGCGGTCAAGTAGCATCGGGGCATGGCAAATAAACCGAAAAGACCGCGCGATACCAACCAGCTTGGCAAGTTCATTGTAGACCTGGCGACCGGGGAAGCCGAGTTACCCAAGACGGATGACGGCAAAGACCCGGCTGCGGTTGCTCTGGGACGCAAAGGTGGCTTGAAGGGCGGGAAGGCACGCGCTGAAAGCATGACGGCCAAACGGATTGGAGTTGTCGAGGCGCTTAATTCTTTTTAAATCAATGGCCTGAGGTTGGATGCGGACAAAAAACTGGGTAACTTTTCGAGGCCCGACATGCCGCCTGAACCAGCAGGCGGCCTTGGAGATCGGCCCTACAAGAACGTTCTATGTCTGGAATAGTAAAATCTAGCGAGAGGCGATAATGGAAATCGCGATCATTGTTCTTGCGGGTCTTGCTGTTTATCACTTCGTTTATGAAGGGATATTGGCCCCATCGTTTAGATTGAAATTGCGATTCGAACTGTTCGAATTGCGCGACGAATTGAGAAAATTAAAGATTTCGCATGCCGAAGATTTGCGTGACGAAATTGATCTAATCCAAACTGAGACACTACCGATTCATGAGGGATCATGAGTTCGCTCTGCCTGTGTGATATTGTCAAAGTTCGTCCGACCGGGGACCGTACCGGCACAAGCGCCGTCGCTGCCGAGGCGCGATAAACGTATCGGCTTCGTTTTTACTGACCAGGAGACGCGATGGCCGCCCGCAGCATCCGCAATATGCGACAAGCCCCCGGTGCCCCGATGGGTCGCTTAGGGATTGAACCTGCCAAGGCGCCGCATTTCGGTCGGCCGGTGATGACTCGAAGCCCGATGGTTCGCCCTTCCAGCCCCCCAGGGCTACCCACGGGCAATCCCGCAGCCGTGCAAGGACCCATTCCAGCGAATCCAGCAGGCCCGGTCAACACCGGCCCGATCTCACCGCAAATGATGCTCAAATAAGGACACCGCAATGCCCAACCCCTCTATGCGAGATGCTCGAGCGCGTGCGATGGCGCAACCCGCGAAACCAACCCCGGTATTTACGACCGATGCGGATGGCAACCGAGTAGGCGATCGGCCAACCGTTGGGCCAGCGAGCGCGGAGCAGATCCACGCGGCTCTGAAAAGCCAAGACGCGCTGGCGAAGTCCCCGCGGCCCGCGCCGGCGGTTGCCGAGGACACCGTCGGGGCGACGCCTGCCGCCAACCCGACCAAAAACTTGAGTGTCGCGAATGCCGCCAACACGCTCGCCAACCGAGGGCATGTGATCGAGACCGCGATTGACGATGCGAGTCAGTGAACACGAAAAGATCGGACCAGGTTGACCAAGTCAAACTGATCCTGATCGAAGGAATCGCACAAAAAATTCGCAAAGATTACGACACGCAGCGCGCGGCGGCGCAGGCGCTTGAATTTCATGAAGGCGTGATTTCGCGCCTGTGTAACGGCAGCTACGAACGATTTTCGATCGCCTTTTTGATAAACCTCGCGCACAAGCTCGGCGCGCAAATCGGCATTACCGTCGATTGATTTACCGGTCCTTTCGAGGATTCCAGGGATAGACCTGTGTGAGCGTTGATTCCGAAGTACAGGCGATCCTTGATCGTCACGACAAGCTCCACGCCGAAAAACTTCTGTATTACATCGGCGCACAGGAGTTCGCCGCCGATTTCCCCGCTTTTTGCAAAGCCGCTTGGATTCAGGTGGCGCCGCAGAAACTCGTTTGGAATTGGCATTTAGATGCTTTGTGTGAACATTTGGTGCTGATGACCAAGGGCGAGATCCGGTTCCTGATGGTGAGTCTGCCACCTCGGCACACGAAATCCTTGATTGCCTCGGTCCTGTGGCCCGTGTGGGATTGGATTCATCGCCCAACGACGCAGTTTCTGTCGGCCTCAGTCGATGACCGCCTTGCGCTCGATTTCAGCCGCCTTTCAAGGCGCGTGATCGAATCGCCGTGGTTTCAACGCATGTACGGTGATCGGTTTTATCTGTTGCCCGATGAAAACGCCGGCCGTCAATACCGAAACTCCATGGGCGGCAACCGCAACGCCTGCTCAGTGCAAGGCCGAGTCACCGGGTCAGGAGGCGATTGTCAGATTCTCGATGACGCACACTCGACGAAAAAGGTCGAGTCGGATGCGACACGAATTGCCTCGATCCAATGGCACGACAACGAATGGCGCTCCCGCCTCAATAGCCCGCTGACCGCGCAGAAGCTCTACATCGGCCAGCGCACGCACGATGGGGATATTTACGGGCACGTGATGGCCCAAGAAGGCCGGCGCTGGGTGAACCTCTGCCTGCCGCTTGAAATGGATTTGAAACGCATCTGCATCACGTATCCGAATAAGGGCCGCGGCGTCGAACCCGGTGCGAAGCCGATCTTTACCGACCCGCGGAAAGTCGAGGGTGAGCTCCTGGACCCGAAGCGTTTCGATGCCGAAACCGCCAAGGTCGAAAAAGAGGCTATGTCCGATCGCGCCTGGAACGCGCAGTACCAGCAGCAGCCGGAGGGCCAAGGCGGCTTGATCTTGAAGCGCCAATGGTGGCGTCACTGGGTGTACCCCGAATGGCACCCGCAGGCCGGCCAAGAGCGCCCGATGCCGGATTTCTTTGAGCTGATTCAGGTATACGACACCGCGTTTGAAGAGGACGAGGAAGCGGATTTTTCGGCCCGCACGACCTGGGGCGTGTTCAACTACGTGGAAGCCGATAAGGACAAGAGCGGTCATTTGCGGGAAGGCAAACAGCGAATCAGCGCCATGCTGCTCGACTGCATGGAGGAACGGCTCTCCTACCCGGACCTTCGCGCCGAGGCCATTCAGTCGAATCTAGACTTCGCCCCCGACTGGATCCTGATCGAGAAAAAGGCCAGCGGCCATTCGCTGGTGCAGGAGTTGAAACGCAAGCGCCTGCCCATCAAGGCGGTGGGCCTGCGCGGCTCCGGCGGCTCGCGCTCGCGCCGGCAAGGCGACTTGATTGCTCGAGCACACGAGTCCTCACTGATGCTTGAGAAAGGCTGTATCTGGGTGCCGCCCCGTAATTTTGCGTACAAGGTCATCGATCACTGCGCGAAGTTTCCAAATGGCGATCACGATGACATCACCTCGACGGTCTGCATCGCGCTGCAATACCTGCGCAGGTTCTACGACCTAAGTCTGCCGGATGACGAACCGGAGGATGAAATCAACCCCTACGATTGGCAGCGCCGAGCCGCTCGAAAATACGCCTAAGCGGTAAGGTAAAAATTGACCTTCGCCAACAATTCGCGCTCGGTTCCCCAGTGCTTGACGAACGGCTTACGGCCGCCCGCCAAGGAGGGCCCCATAACCATGAAGGCCTGTTTGCTCGTCCAGCCATCCGGCAACACGCCGCGGTGGTGGTAGGGGCAAATGGGCAGCGTCGCCCGATCGCCGCCGGAGGCATCTCGGTTGCCCTTGTCGACCAGATGGTGCATGTCGACCTGGTCGTTGTGAATCCCGGTCATGCGGCAACAGACACAGCCGAAAGCGCGTAACCGGGCAAACCGCTGCTCTTTGGTCATTTTCCTATTTCCTCCTATAAAGCCCGTGGTGAGGCGATCGGCATAGACCCGCTATGTTGGTATTACCTAAGCACGAAAATCGGGCAGGCTGGGGCGCTTGGGCGCTCCGTGGCCTGGCTTGAACGATTGCAGGGCGCGGTTGTAGTTATCCGTGTCCGCCTGCATGTCCTCAAGCATGACCCGGTGGCCCGGGAAATCGCCATCCGCTTCAATCACCAACCCGACGCACATCGCCGTGCGTTGCGAGTGCTTCGGCTGGGTGGGATCAATCCCCTCGCGATGCAGGTACGTCCACGGGCCGCGCTGCTGGTTGGCCGATAGCCGCGCGTACCGCGTCAGCGTCACGTAGGCGCACAGTTGCGCTTGGAGGGTGGGCCCGCTGTCAACCACGGGCTGCGGCATGTCGTTGCACGCCTGCTGGAACGCCCCCAAGGACGGCGGGTGCTGCACGTGCTCGCGGGTGAGCTTGCGCAGGCCGAACGCAATCTGCTCGTCGCGCAGGTTTTCGACCGCCTCAATCCACACCTCGGGCGGTTCTTTGCCGAATTGTTCGAGAAACCTCGCGCCGTAGGTCTGCGTAAATCGCTTCCACAACAGTTTCGCTCGACGGTTATCGCTTGGCATCACAGATCCTCGGTAAGTTGCTCGTATCGGGTTTTGCGCACGCCGTTGGCGATCGGATTCTGGCGATCAGCCTCGGTTCGGCACCATCGCTGCCACACCCGATCCCAATCGCGATGCTTACCGTTCGCCCCTGACTTGCCGTACCAATAATCGTAGAAATTCTGAAACGTGCGGGCTGGATTTAACAGTTTCTGCTCACGCGCGTAAGCCTCCCGTTCCGGTGTCAACGCAAAACTCTCGGGCATGTACGTTGCGGGGGAGCGCGTAGCGCGGGCCGTAGGCCTGATCTCTGAATCGAGGCTTTGCGAAGATTCAGATGGAGATGGAGATGGAGATGGAGATGGATGGTAGGGTTTTGCTAGAGCATTTGCTCTAGCATTTGCTACAGCTTTTGCTAGCCCCCCTTTTTGCCCAGCGGCCTTTCGTTTTGACTGCTTAATCAAAGCCCTTGAGCGATGTTCTTCAAGTCTTGGATTAAGACGATGACCATTAATGACGGGAAACTTAGGTGCCACCCGCTCCCACGCCGCTTCCCACTCGGGCGTAGTTGCGCCAACGATTTGCTGTAGCTCTGCTGTAGCAATTGGTAGGACACCCATATCCCACTGAGCGTCCAAGAGTTCGCGATAAATGGCTCGAGCGACCAGCGGCCAGCCGCGCACCGATCGAAGAAAGTCGCCAGGGAACCAGGGCATCATAGGAAGCCCGCTCAAAGTCGCACCATGCTTTTTTCCTTTTAATTCCAACGTCTTATCCAAGACGTGTCTAGCCTTTAAGAGAACGGCGGCGCCCCAAAGGGAAAAGGCTTTGTCGACCGGGGATCAATCCGGTTCTAGCCGCCGTGGTCATCCTACAACGAAAAAGTGTTTGTCCTACACGGTTTTTGGTTTTTATGTGCGGGACCGCACAGACTATCGAAGTAAACTACGAGTTTAACAGCTGTTGACAAGTGTCATCCTTGCGGCGCAATCTAGCGTCACGTCAACAACAAACCCACCCGGGCGAAGGATGCGCATGATGGAGAGGATCGACACCCAGAGCGGCGAGAGCCGAAATGCCGCGCTGGTCGCAGCCCTGTGCGATATCGTTGCCGGCGCGAACCTGATGTTGTCGTTGGGCTCGTTCAAAAACGATGCGTTTTACTCTTACGCGGCCGAAGTCAAGCGCGTGGCTGAAGCCGCGCTGGCGACAGCCCTCGTGCGAGGCCCAAGCGAGCGCGAAAAAGCAAGTATCGATGCAATCGAAAACGACGGCCGAACAATCGCCATTTTTGTCAGCGGCCAAGAGGAATCGATTGTTATCACCTACGATCAGGCTCGCTATCTGTGTCAAAAACTTAGCAAGTTTTTCAAATGACAATCGCGAAAGGTGACATGGTGCTTGTCATCGGCATTGACGAGGACGCGCCGGAACAATGGCCTCGGCCCGGTGCGATCGGTCAAGTGGAGCACATTTGTTACTGCGCCTTAGCTTGCGGCTACGCAGGTTTCAAGTGCTATTTTTCAGGTGATCGACACGGCTGCTACCGGCCGCCGCAGCTGCGCAAGATCGAGCCGCCGGGCGCCGATGAATTTAACCGAACGGACACACCACAGGAGACGACCACGTGAACAACCGATTGAAGTTATCGCCCGAGATCCAAGCGAAAATCTACGCATGGCACGACGCCAAGGTGGCGCTCGGCACCTACAAGGAGGCGCTGAAACGCGCTGCGGACGAGCATCGCGCCAAGGTGCGGGCGCTCGGTCGAGCCAAGCAGAAAGCGTTTGAATTGGGCGTGCCGCAGAGGACCTTTCAGGAGTATTACATCCGTCGGCAGCGAGCGCTCAAGGGGTTGCCCGCGGCCTCGCGCTACCGGCCAAAAAGCGCCGAAACGACCCACGGATTTCAGTCTGCAGCCGCGCAAGGCCGATGAGATGGTTTTCACCGCATCCCCCGGCGACGACAAAATCTGTCCGCTGTTCACGATGGGCGCGCTTGCGAATAACCCGAACGCCAAACCGATGGTCTGCGAGGGTCAAAAGTGTGCGTTGTGGCGTTGGAGTGACGCTTTACCGAGCGGCCCAAGGGATGGCTTTTGTGGCCTAGGCAGATGGCCGGAGATTGCGCGGTGACAGCCAACCGCTGCCCCATTCCCGGCTGCTTGCGACGAATCGCGACGACGAAGTTCATGTGCGGCGAGCATCGACGCATGATCCCGCCAATCATCC